ATTGGTAGGCAAAACGGTCTCTCTGAGGCAGAGATTGTCTCGGATGAACCACTGAGTCCGATGCTCGGAACGGTGAAGACCGGGCATGTCGTGGACCGTAGGGCCGCTGAGTTAGTGGAGGTTTTATTCGGAAAGGAGGTTCGAGACCGCGCACGGAATTACACAAGGTCGGGTGCTACTCTAGAGCTACTGGCAAAGCAATACGCTTGCATCAAAATGTACCGGGAGGTAATTATGTTACGGATCCGGGTAACGATTGGTAGGCAAAACGGTCTCTCTGAGGCAGAGATTGTCTCGGATGAACCACTGAGTCCGATGCTCGGAACGGTGAAGACCGGGCATGTCGTGGACCGCAGGGCTGCTGAGTTGGTGGAGGTTTTGTTCGGAAAGGAGGTTCGCGACCGCGCACGGAATTACACAAGGTCGGGTGCTACTCTAGAGCTACTGTATGAAAGCTTGGGTAAGTACGACCATGGTGACATCGCCTGGTCAGCGTTGAGTGAGGACGTCAGATCGAGGCTCGCGGACGCCATGAATGAGGCGTATAAGGTCTTTGGCGTCAAGGGCTTGACTCCGAAGCCTCTTAATGAGGTTAGAGTTGAACCTTCGTCTCCCGGTGCCTCGTGGCGCCTCTATGGTCGGACTGGGAAACGGACTGACCTTCCAGTTTATACTGAAGGACTCGCCCGTGCCCAGAATATAATGGAGAAGGCAATGCGTAGGAAGCAGCCTTACTGCGAGTTGGCGCCATGCTTAGCCTACCTTAGAACACAGTTGGCCCCTAGAAACAGTCCGAAGGTAAGGTTAGTCTGGGGGTACCCCTTCGAGTTAAACTTGATTGAAGGGGCCTTCGCTGACGCTTATCAGGAGGCACTCTTGGCCAGAAATGCGCCTGTGCTACCCCGCACAAATCGGTGGATAGCGATGGCGTTGGATCACGTGAAGCAGGCTGGAACCCCTGTGGGTCTTGACTGGTCTCGCTTTGATGCCACAGTTCCAAGGTTCCTTATCCGCTTCGCATTTGGTATAGTGCGAAAGGCGTTTGGAGCTGAATATAGTGGTGTCTTCGACATGCTCGAACACTACTTTATTCACACGCCAATCACTATGCCTGACGGCCGGACCTTCATTAAACACACTGGGATTCCTTCGGGTTCTCGTTTCACAGCCTTAATAGGCTCAATTATCAATTGGGTCTTGATAAAGGCTATGACCCGAGGCTTAGCGCGTCAGCTCCACACCGTTGGGGATGACAGTCTTTTTGCTTTGGGTCTCAGTGAGGATGAAGTCCGTAACCAAATGTCAGAGTGGGAGCAGTTTGCGTCATCACTGGGGATGATCATTAACACCAAAAAGTCGGAGGTTGGTGGTAATGTGAAATTCCTTGGGAGACGTCAATTATATGGCTCAACTCGGCGTGATCCTGG